TTTCTTTACATTGTAAAATACATTCACCTAATTGAATGGCTAGTTTCTTTTTATCTGGTGTATAAGGAATATAAATTGGAAATTCAGCACAAGTTTCTGGTATAGCGCCGAGATCCGTGGTTATTAATAACTGTCCCGCTGCTAAAGATTCCATAGCAGATATACAAAACGTTTCTTCCCAAATACTAGGGAAACAATTTACATCGTAATCTTTTAATTTAGCTAATAGTTGATTATGAGGACAATAACCCATGTAATTTACATTAGGTAATGATTTAGCTTTTTCGTATAAAGCTTCATAGCCTTTATCGTTTTGATTATGAAAAGAAGTACCATAAATTATGGTGCTAGAATAAACATCCAATGTTATGTCAGGATCTTTAATAGCTTCCATTGCTCCTAACGCAACTTCTAATCCTCTCCAAGGAGTAGAGATGTAACACATTTTTATTTTAGGTTTAGGTGTAAAATCTGTTTTTAATTGTAACTCATCATAATCAATTGCATTTTTAATAACTGTACATCGATCTTCAGGAATTTTAAAAAAGTATCTATACTTTTCATAAGTCCAATGAGAGTTAAATACATACCAATCATACTTAGAATGATTATCTTTGTTTTGAAACCAAGGTTGTAAGTTTGGTTGATCATAGGAATTTTTAATCCAAAGAATATTTGACTTAACAGGATCTAAGGGTATTTTTTCTGGAACAGATGTAGTTATTTGCACAGAATCAATCAGTGCAGCAGATACATGTTTCCTTAAATAATCGAACTGAATTTCAGTTCCACCGTATGGTTTCATTACTTGGTTTTACCAAATACCTGAAGAGATGCAACTGTTATTTTTTGGTTAACTTGTAAATCATCCACGCTAGTGTCAGTGTTGGGATCAGCAACATCAGTATCAAAATCAGTTTTGCTAGCATAGACTTTACCGGTTCTTTTGTTTTTTATTTCTTCTTCTGCTTTCGCAGGTAATACTGGGACTTCTTGTCCATCAACTATAATTGTTTTTGTCATTATCTTCCTTGTCCTCTATATTTTTTATAACATCTTTTTTCATTTTTGTTAAGTCTCTTCTTATGACGACCTGGACGTTTTTTAGGTTTCGGCCTAGGTTCATAGTGAACAAACTTTTGTTTAGCCATTTTCCTGCGATCTATTTATTAATGCATATGATATAACACCTTTAACAACGTTTGCTACGTCTGCTTGAGCTTTAATCCCATCGCTTTCTTCTAATACTAGAACTTGTCCTGCAGCTTGGGCTGTTTCATCTGCGGTCATGTTTTTATGAAAAAATTCATAATCGGTAGAAGCAGATTCATCTCTTAAATACATCTCTACTAAATTATTACTATTATGTTCATTAGTAACTGCAATATTTTTTACTAACGCTCGTGAAGAAACATCAATCGTAAGTATTGTAGTTAAATTAGTTGTGTTTAAAATAAAACCTTGATTTTTGTATTGTATTGTCATTAGGATATAAACCAGTTGAATGCATCTTGTTCATTTTTTAAGTCTTGTTGATAAGATGTGTTAAGTTGATTTTCCACAGTTTCTAATGCTTGGTTAATTTGTCTAAAGCCTTCTACTGAATATTCTTGAGGTGGTTCAGGAACATATACGTTTATTTTTGCCATTATCTTCTACCATCGGGTTGTACATCAGCTCTAAAAGTTCCAAATCTCCAATTCTCATCGATACTAGTATTTTCAATTTTTATATTAGCAAGTCTTCCTCTTACTCTAGTATCTATTTTTGAAGTGTTTTGATTCACTATAAAAGTAGACGTTGTTGTATTTCCTGAAATAGGAAAATCTTTTGTATTTAAAGTAATATTAGCATTACCTTGTAAATTTTTAAAGTCTGGTAAAAATCTTCTAATTGCTAATAAATATTCACCATCTCCTTCAACAGGAATATCAAAATCTCCTGATTGTACATATCCCGCTATTGCTGTCTCTGTTCCAGCTAAATTAATTTGATTGACTCCTACTTCATGAGCATAATAAGTTGAGGCTCCAAAAGTATTGGTTACACCATTAATGGTAGGTGCGGTCGGTGTATCTGTTGTGTTGTATTCTGTTGCATATGGATTTGGATACGTTGAAGCATCAGCAAATGAAGATCTTGCTAATGTCATTGTGCACCATGTATTTTCAACATAGTTATAAACCGCAGTTCTATTATTTTGAGTAGCAGGATTGTTTGTAGGAGTACCTGCTGGATAAAACCAAAGAATTTCGTTAAACAAAGAATTATGAGAAGCATAAACAATTTCATTAGATGAATAATTTACTCCATCATTAGTTCCTGATGTAGTAAAGACAAAGTCTTCAATTAATGAAGGTAATAATTTAACAGTACCATCAAATACAAAAAAGCCTCCTCCTGCACCCATCCAGAAAACTTTACCATCTGCATAAACTACGGCATGTTGACCAATACAGCCACAGTTAGAACCAACTTGTCTAATTGAAAATGTAAAAGGTGGACCTACAAACTGCATCGTATATGCAGCTTGATCGGTTAAAACTAAATTATAGTCTTTACCAGAAACAGCAGCTACAATTTTGTTACCTGTGTCTAATCTAAATGTTCCTGCAGTATTAACTGAAGTAGGCTGATAAACATTATAATCTTCTTGATCACTAAATCTTATAAACATAGGATCTTGAGTAGTTGTGTTACCGATAGTTGTTTCTGTTCCTAAATGGATTAAATGTCTATCTCGATCAGATACAATTGTAATTCTTGTAGATGTTGGAGCTCCTGACATAATAGTAGCTCTATTATTTAAAGGGTTTCCTGCTCCTGGATTCCATGTATAAGTTGTACTGTCTTTAATTGTTGCAACTAAAATTTGTCCAAAATTATCTAAAGACCAAGTTCCAGGTTCTAAAATAACATTTGATGTTGTAGAGCCTGCTCCCCAAGCCACTGTTCCATAAGTAGCAGTTCCCCATCCATAACCATAGGTTTGAATAGTAGGTCCTATTTCTACATACGTATTAACAGAAGCAGAACCTTGAGTAGACATACCCGTTCCTGTTTCATTAGAAGGCATAGTAATAGTAAAACTATCTGCATCTGGTGTAGTTAAAATTTCAAAAGGATTTGTTTCAAAATCACTTGTTGTATATCCTGTTTCTCCTCCACCAGGTAATGACACAGATGTAAATGTAAAATATTCTCCAACATCTAATCCATGAGCAACTTTATTAACGGTAACGGTTGCTGATCCTGTAGTTGAATCAAAAGTAAATCCTGTAGCTGCGGTGTCTAAAGGTGTAATATCATAAAACGCATCTTCATAATAAATGTATAAACATTTACTTGTACCGATTGCAGCATACTTTCTACCTTCTAAATCTGTCCATGTGTGTTGTGCTCTAGCAGGACCTGCTAATTTTTTCTGGCCTATAGCTGTCCAACCACCAATTTTTTCAGGTTGACCATATCTAAATCGAACAAAGTCACTATTAATCCATTGTCCTTCTGCTCCTGAAGGTGTGTCTGTTTTGTTAATTCCAGGTCTAATTTGTACGTTTGCTAATGGCATACTGCCATTTTACATCATATCAAAGCTTCTTCCAAGTAGCAGGAGAAGGTATATTATGTTCGGATTTTATACCCTCTTTCATAGTAATCATTACATCACCTGAAATAGATATTCTTGGTTCTTCTTTTTCATTCTTTCCTGTTTCATGAAATATCATTGACGGAAAAACAACTAAGTTACCTGTAGCTGCAGGGTACTCAGCTTTTGCAAAATTAGTATTATCCCATTTATTAAAATAAGGATCTCTTCTTGGTATGTTTAAACCTACTTTGTGAGCTTCATCATCTAAGAAAAATAAATTACCTTGTTCTTCAGCATAGGGATAATAGACAAAAGAATAATGACTACTCATATGCCTGTGATAAGCAATAAACTGATCTTTAATAGAATAGGTTGCCCAAGACTTTGTAATATAAGCTTCAAATAAAGTCATATCATAGTTTTGCATTAATAATGCACCTTTAATACCTGATTCTATTTCTTTAAATAATTTATTAAATCTTTTATCTAAATGTAAATTATCGTCTATAGATTGAAGTTCTTTAGGCTTTATATCCGTGGTTCGTGAATATTGAGAATTATTTGCTGTAATATTATCTTTTATTATTGGGATAATTTCTTTGTTTATTTCTTCAAAGTTTTTTATTGCAGTAATATAAATTGGATAACCAAACCATTTAGTAATATTTGCCATAAAGGCACTATACTAATTTACTCTTAAAAATCTATACCTTATTTCACCAGCTCCACCTGCAAAAGCAGTTTCTCCTGTACTTCCAATGTTTTGTGCACCTCCGCCTCCACCACCAGATCCTCTTGTCCCCGCAGTTGCTGCAGGACCACCTATTCCACATCCATTACCACCAGAAATATTTCCAGCATAAGAAGTAGCTCCATTTGAACCTGCAATTTGACAGTTATCTCCACCACAGTTTCCATTATTACCGCCTGAAGCACCATTACCTGATTGGTTAAATGAACCAACAGGGCCACTATTTAATGTTGTAATATTTTTTGTAGTCCCATCTGAATCTCTAAAAGTTCCTGAAGTGATTGCGGAACCACTGATAGTAGCTGAACCTCCTGTTCCTGCAGTGTTAGTTCTTAAAGGGCCTTGCACTCCTCCGCCTGTTCCACTTGCTCCTCCACCAGCTCCTAATGTAAATAAAGATCCTGTTGTTGAACCTGATAAAGTTGTATTAGTTCCTGCACTACCAATTTTTGGTTGACCAAAATTAGCTGTTTGATTACCTGGTGATCCACCTGATCCAATAGAATAAGTAAGTGTTTCTCCTTGTACAACTGTAAATACTTTGTCTGATATATAAGCTCCAGATCCACCACCTGCTCCAGAAGACTCCCCACCAGCTTTATCATAAGATACACCCCCTGCAGCTCCACCTCCACCGCCGACAGCAGCTTGAATATGAATTGCGTTAGCACCTTGGGGTACTGCAAAAGTTCCTGAACCAGAACTTAATGTTTGAATTGCACCTGGTGTAAATGCTGCAAAAACTAATTCCCAAGTTCCAGAATTTTTAGCATATATCTCATCAACTTCTTCCCAAGTACCTGATACTTTTCCGTATGCGTTTTGTATTTCTTGAAATGTTCCTGATACTTTGCCATAGGTATTAGCCATTTGAACTCCTATGAATATTTAAACCAAATATCTCCATTATTACCACCGGTTGGAGAAGCTGTGCTTATTGTAAATTTTCTTTCAAGCTTAGCTGCAGTAACTGCATCATTAACTAATTGATCTGTATCAATTGCATCCGCTGCTACTTTTGCATTAGTTACAGAATCAGCAACTAACTGTGAAGTATCAACCGAATTAGCAGCTAGTTTAGCATTAGTAACTGAAGCATCAGCAATTTGAGCTGTGCCGATTGTTCCACCTAAAGTATTTAATGCAACTTCACTTACATTTGTTCCATCTGAATAGGCAGCATGAATTTTACCTTCATCTAAGGTAAAGCCTGTACCTGATACAGTTTTAAAAGTTAATGTATAAGCTCCATGAGTAGTTGCATCTTTTAATATATAAAATTTTTCTATCGAATCTGGGATAGTAACCGTTCTATTGGCCGCTAAAGTTCCTGTAAAATTAAGAACCATATTTCTTGCATTGGAAATAGAAGCATTCGACATAACTAAAGCAACATCTGCTGATGCAACATCAATTGCTTCATAACCTGCAATTGCTTGTTGGACTAAATTTAAATTGGTATTTGTTTTCGTTCCCCATGTACCAGCATTTTCACCGGTTGCCATGAGCTCTAGTTTTAAATCTTGTGAATATGTTGATGGCATAATTGATGTATTATAACTCCTCTATGCTGCTATATCAACCTCAGTCCAAAGGTTAGTTACCCCTTCATCAACTTCTGTCCATATATTTGTAACATCTGGATCAACGTTTGACCATGCAGTAATTAATGGACTATTTAATGCAGTATTTAATTGTTGTCCTGTTAAATTAACAGGAGTATTTAAATCAATTTCAACACTGTTAACTTCTACGGTTCCTATATCTTGACCTGTAACCTCAACCGTTACATCAGTAAAGGCTGTTTCATCGCCTAAAGTAATGGAAGCATTTAAACCTGTAACAGTAACATTTGCCGTACCTGTTAAAGTTAAATCCCCTAAATCTGTTTCTAGTTCCTGTTCAGCGCCAGCAATAATACTTTGATTACCATCAGCAGAAATCGAGTAAGTTCCTATTGTCCAATCTAATTGTTCTCCACTAACAATTACTACTGCACCTCCAGTAGCATTCTCATCTCCAATACTAATTGTTAAATCTTCTCCTGTTACATTAACAGGTGTATTTAGTGCAACAGTTACATCTTCTACTGTAGAGGTTAATGGGATACCTGTTAAAAATATATTTGCATTTGCCTGTATTGTAGTTGCACCTGTATTACTTGTTAATTGTTGACCTGTAACGGCAACATTAACATTAGTTCCTCCAAGAGAGGATATCGGCGATTGTGATAGAGCGGTTATACCAAGCAATTTAAACTCCTAATATTATGAAGGAGACAGTGGGGTGATTGGTGGTGCCACTGCCTCCATCACAATATTATATCATCGCTTAAACCATGAAGGAAGACCAAGGTGAGGTCTTTTATCAAACATATTATCCTTTGCACCTGGTGTTTTACTATTATTATAATGTAAAAATACTTGAATACATTCTTTTCCTTTAAATTTTTCTCGCCAATGCTCTAATTCGCATCCAGAATAAACAAGCATATCTCCTTGTTTTAAATCTACTTTAACACCTTTCATTCCTTCTTTACCTGATGGTTCTAAATAAATTGGCCAATCATCACCGCCTAAATTCATGGTAGTTGATATCTCACAACTAAATCTATCTTTATGTCTTTTTAAAATATCACCTTTTTTATAAATTCTTGCATAAGTATATGCAGGATATAATTTTAATCCTGTTGCCTTTTCCATAACAGGCTGACATTTTAACAATAATGTTTCCATTGCTATATCTGAATAGCAAGAATAAGTATTTGGTATTTGTTCATCTTGTCCCTCATAATAACCAAGTAAAGTTTCATAGGGAGAAATGTATCTTGCTTGTCTACAAGTATCTAATACTTGTTTTTGCATACTAAAATAATTTGCAACAAAAGAAGCTAAATCTTTTGAGATTGCTTGACGAATAACTGTATATTTATTTTTCTTAAACAACATCCTTAGCCATCTCTTTCGGTACCGCTTGAATATTCCAATGAATAAATCTAAATGGTTCTACACCATGATCTACTGCATATTCGTGTTCCATGTACCCTGGAAAGATAATAAGTGTTCCTGGTTTTGGTTTAAAATGAACAAGTTCAGTACCATGAAAGATACCATTGCCAGGTTTCATTTTTAATTTAGTTGATCTTGCACCTGTTCTTGGTTCATGAAATATTGGATAAGATGTTTTATCTGAACATTTTAAAAAATAAAATCCTGATACATGTTGATTCCAATGGATATGAGCTGAATGATGTCCACCACCTTTTTTAGCAAACTCTTGTACCCATAATTCAGAAAACATAGTTGTATATTGTTGCATATCAAAACCTTGCCAATCTAAAAACTCCCAAGATTTTTGACCAATATAATTTCTAAAATCTAAAAATTTATTATCCATGGTTAAAGGTGTTGAATGATAAGATCTACCAAAGTCACCATGTTTTTTTATATAATCTTTTTCTCTTTTTTTAGCATCTTTTATATATTGATTAGATGCTATATTTAACGATTTTACAAATTCAGGTTTTTCCTCAATCCATATAGGTGTTTTAAAATATTCTACTATTTGCATTTTATTTAAATGGATATCCAAGGTTCCACATCACCAATGAATATCGTACTCCTTTCGTTACAGGTTTAACTCTATGCCATACAAATGAAGGAAATACAATAATAGATCCTTTCGGAAGTATTTCTTTTGCTTGCCTTAAATGTTTAGCTTCTTCTCTCATATGAGGATCATAATTTCTAAAGTCAAATTCTAATTCACCACCTGTATATTCAGACCCATCGGTTAACT